AGGACGCGTTCGGGCGCCGCAAGAAGTTCAGGATCGCCCCTGGCTTCAACAAGGGCTTCTACGACAGCTACGTGCTGCGTGCTGGCGACGTCAGCAGGCGGCGCGCGACCTGGGCCCAAGACTGACAGCACCCCTCCACCAAGGAAGTCCCTGTGACCACTCCGAACGCAAGCGCGTCAAGCCAACCGTCAACCGCTCAAGCTGTGCTCGACCAGGCCACGGCGCTGCATGCAGGCGCACCGGCGCCCGCGCCCGCGCCCGCGCCAGAGCCGAGCGCTGAAGAGGCCGAAGTCGAGATCGAGGTCGAGGCCGAAGGCAAGCCTGAGCGGCGGGGCCTGTCCTGGAACGAGGCGCTCAAGCAGGTACCTCCGGACATCCGGCAGCTCATGCGCGGCATGCAGGCCGACTACACCAAGAAGACGCAGGAGCTGGCCAGCGAGCGCAAGAGCTTCCTGGCAGAGCGCCAGGCCCTGCTCAAGGGGCAGGAGTCGCTGAAGGCTCCCGCCGAGCTGCCCGAGTTCGACCCGTTCAACGAGAGCACGATCAACGCGCGCATCGAGGCTGAGGTCAACAAGCGGCTCAACGCAGTGCTCGAGCCGATGAAGCGCGAGTACGAGCAGGTGCGCGCCGAAGAGGGCTACAACACCTTCCTCGCCGAGCACGCTGACCTCAAGACCGACGTCGGCCTGCGCTCCGAGGTGCAGCACTTGCTCGAGGCCAACACTGGCCTCGACCTGGAGACCGCGTACTGGGCCGCCAAGGGCAAGCAGGCGCGGCAGGCTGCAGCGAAGGCCACTGAGAGCGACAAGGCGCGGCGCAGCGCAGAGCGTGAGGCGGCCCAGCGTGGGACCGGCCTGCCGCGCAAGGGCGCTGCAGCCGCTCCGCCGGCGGCCCGCGACATCCGCAAGATGAGCTCGGCGGACATCTTCGCCATGGCTCAATCGTTGCATCGTCGCTGAGCCTGCGCTACCGTTGCTGCGCGCGGACCACCCCTTTGCGGCGTCCTGTAGCGGCCTCCGGTGACGGACACGCCTCCACAAACGACCACCAACCGCAAGGGAGGGCGCCATGCCCATCAACCCGTCGATCCTCTCGACCACGCTGCAGCTTCTCCGCGACAAGCTGATCGACAACTCCTTCGTCAGCCACCCGCTCTTCCGGGCGATCGAGCAGGCGGGCAACCTCGTCAAGGTCAACGGAGGCTCCCGAATCGAGCAGCCGGTGATCTTCGGCGATCACAGCCAGATCAGCGTGCTCAGCAACGGCTTCGAGCCTGTCAGCCTCGCCGTCACCGACCCGTTCAACGCGGCCAAGTACGAGTACGCCAACTTCACGCAGCCGATCGTGCTCAGCGCGGTCGAGAAGGCGGCGAACAAGGGCGACTTGGCCGTCGTGAACATCCTCGAGAGCAAGATGAAGAACGTCATGCTCTCGCTGAAGAAGAGCGTGAACGAGCAGGTCATCCGGGGCACCGGCGTGATCAACACGCTCCAGACGCTCAACGGCAACGGCACCACGACCGTGGCCGCGAACACGACTGGCTGGCTCGAGGGCGTGACCCGCAACAGCCAGGTCGACGTCGTCGGTGGCCTCGCGAAGACCACGTTCCGCAGCCAGAACTGGTTCAACCAGTTCTTCAACAGCGGCGCGGCCTTCGACCTGAGCCACCTCGACCAGCTCATGATCAACTGCCAGCTCTTCCACCCGGGCGGCAAGTTCCCGGACATCATCCTCATGAGCCCCGCGTGCTACGGCGCTTTCCAGGCGCAGCAGCAGTCGCAGGTGCAGTACATCAACGCGTCTGACCGCGCTTCGCTCGATGCCGACATGGTCGGCATGTGGCGCGGCGCGAAGATCTACGTCGACCCGAACCTGGGCTTCACGGCCAACGCTGGCTCGACCATGGGCGCGCTGCCTGTCTCGGCGTACTGCCTGTCCAGCGACATGTTCCAGCTCTACGCTGACGTGGACGGCTGGTTCAACCTCAGCGAGATGATGCCGGTTCCCGGCACCGCGACCGAGGCGGCGCAGATCTTCTGCCGGATGCAGCTCGTGACCGGTCACCTCGCCAGCCACGGCATCCTCATCAACGCGGAGGCCTGATCACCATGGCTACCTCGACCCTCGTCCAGTACCTCGTCGGCGGCGAAGCGCCGGACACCAGCAACCGGGGCCAGACCGAGACCTTCATCGCGCGCGAGACCGTTGCCGTTGGCGACTGGGTCGCGTTCGACTACGCGGCCACGGCTTCCGGCGACATCACGCGCGGCATCTTCAAGGCCGACGCGAACTCCACCCCGGTGCGCACCCCGTTCGGCGTGGTCATCGGCTCGGCCGACCGCGACGCGAGCGGCACGCCGCTGTTCACCGCTGGCAGCCGCATCATCGTCGTGATCAGCGGCGTGGCCATCGCGAGCTGCAGCGACAACGCTGGCGCCGGCAACGCCGTTGGCGCCCTGCTCCAGATCACCAACACCGCCGGCACCGCTGACGTGGCCTCGGCTGCCTCGGCACAGCCGGTGTGTGGCATCCTGGCTGAGACCATCGCTGCGGCCGCAGGCACCGTGCTGCGGCGCGTTGTCGTGACCAAGAACTTCTGATCCGCGCTGCTCGGCCCAACCGGGTACACTGGCCCCGTCCGCCCCGCGCGGGCGGGGCTTTCGTCGTAGGAGACAGCCATGAACCTCGGCAACCTCGTTGACTTCGTGGGCAACTTGCTCGACTACGACCCCACCAACGACACCTACCGAGAGCAGCTCGTTTCGCTGCTCAACGACGCGCAGACCCGCTGCCTGACCGACCGGCCCTGGGACTTCGCGCAGCAAGACCGCAAGCTGCAGGTCTGGACCGACCTGAACCTGGCTGTCACCGTGACCAACGGGAGCGCGACCGTGGGCGGCGGGCCCTTCGCTGTGTCGAGCTCAGCGGTCCTGCCTGGCTCTGTGCTGGACCGAGCGGTGATCGAGATCACCGACAGCACCGGCGCGATCTACACGCATCGCATCGCCTGGGTGTTGAGCGGCACGCAGCTCTACCTGGACCGCCCCTTCGTCGGTGCGACCGGCGCCTACACGGCTCTGGTCAAGCGTCGCGAGGTCTACCTGCCCAGCGACTGCATGCAGGTGCAGAACGTGGGAGACCCGACGCAGGGCATCCCAGCGAAGATCATGTTCCTGAGCAAGTTCGAGCGCGAGGACGCGAACCTCTACCCGGACCTGCTCGGGACCATCGAGGCGTACCTGCCGAGCGAGGGCAGGCGGACCATGGCGCCGCAGACCCCTCGAGGCATCACGACCGTGGCAGCGGTCGCACAGGGCGCGCGGACCATCAACGTCTACATGTGCAACGTCCAGGGCCCGCTGGCCACCAACTTCAAGGTCTACCGCTCTGACGTCAGCGATGGGTGGGAGTCGGCGCTGTCGAAGGTCGCGACGTTCAACCTGAGCGACACCGAGACGCTGCGCTTCCAGCCTGAGGTCGTTGACGACACGACCGGCCTCTACCGCCGGTACTACTTCACCTGCCCGGAGGCGGGCATCCTGGCCCCTGTGCGCGTGCGCAGCGCCGGCGGGCAAGGCGTCGCCGCCGCTGGCGTCGACACAGTCAACCCGCAGGCTGGCGTCATCCTGGCGCCGGCGCTGGCTTTGAGCACCCTGCAGGCGCAGACGTTCCAGGCCCTCAGCGTGCGCTACGTGTGGGACCAGGCGGCCGCCTACCAGAGCATCCAGCTGTACCCGCACCCGAGCGCCGACCAGCCGCTCGATGTGCGGATGCTCATCGCGCCGAGTCGGATGCTCGAGGACCAGGACGCTCCACTGGTGCCTGCGGCCTACGCGCAGGCCATCGCCTACACGGCGCTCGAGGCGCTGACGCTGAAGGTCGACAATGGGGCCCTCAGCGCGGTCTACCAGCGCAAGAAGGACCTCATCATCCGTGGGATGGAGCAGGCCTACCTGAAGGCTGTCCCGAGGCGCATCGTGAAGGGAACGCCGACGTCAGGCTACCGCTACGTCACGAACCCCTACGGCCCGCTGCGGCTGCTCCCGTGAGGCTCTGATGCAGGTCGATACCGTACAGGCGCCCCTCGCTGCAGGCCTGGTCACCAGGCTGCCGCAGGACCCCTCGAGCGCGGGCCGAATCGAGAACTGGACCGTCGACCAGGCCACCGGAGGCTGGTCGAGTCGCGTCGGCTACGAGTCGTTCGTGCCCGCTGCGACCACATGGGCCCCGTTCTCGAGCTGTGGCCCGGTCTACAGCTTGCACGTGGCGCAAGCTCTGGCCGGGGGGGCCCGGCAGCACGTGCTCTTCGAAGAGCAGGGCAACCTCCACCTGCTCTACGACGCTGCAGGGACGCCGGTGCTGCGGACGCTCGCCACCGGTCGGCACGTGCCCACCGTCACTGAGGCGGCCAGCTGGTACACGGACACGCCGCACGGGACGGTCATCACCAACGGCTTCGACCGACCGGTCATCGTCAAGCCCTGGCCGCTGGCGGGCATCGTCGATGCGGCGAACACGATCACGCAGTGCATCCGGCCTCTCGGCTTCGACGGCTTGCCCACGGCTGTGACGCCGAGGAACGTCAAGCCGGTGCCTGCGCCGCCCTTCCCGCCGAACATCAAGGCCAGCGGGAACGGCGCTGTGACGCTGTGGTGCCCGAGCAACGGCAACGCCACCCCCGCAGGCGGAGTCTGGGGCCTCGGCTTCTCCAACAACGCCGCTGGGCAGGATGGAGACAAGGAGTCGAAGTACGGGTA